CGGACGGGGTAAAACAAGGGGCTCAGGGAGCCGTATAACCGGCAGTACCGGTGGTGCTCCCAAGTCCATTATTTATCACCAAAAAGACCACGCTCGATGAAATCAACGGCTTGGTCATCAACAGTGTTATCAGATTGCTCAGCCAGTTTGCGGAGCATGTCAACAATCAATCGCTTCACTTTGTCGCTATTAAGGAACGACATCAGAACGGGACGGATAAGTGCAATCATTGTTCTAAAGGGGTAAAGGTTTACGGTTTAGTAGGCCAAACCGGGTTAGCCGGATCAACGGTGTTAGCCGGTAGATCGCGGAGTGCCTGGCGGTAAGCAAGTTGTTCAGTAGTAGCAGTGCAGTCAGGTAGAACCCACCAATCGGTTTCCGCTAGGCGGCGGTCACGTTCGATGCGGAGTTGTTGCCAGAGGACACCAGGAAGCACATCGCGTTCGTATGCTTCTATTACTGCAATCTCTTCGGCAGTAAGCGGAACAACTGTTCGCTCTTTAGTTTGGCAATTAATTACAATACGTTCCATGATTAATCCTCCAAAATAAGATTAATACTGCCTTGATCGAAGGTATTACTGCCTGTCTGAGTAATTCGCACCATATCCAGCTCACCTGAAAGAGTTACCACTCCTCCAACCATTACAACACCTATGTTGACTCCATCGTTTGCCGAATGCATACCACTGCAAATCCATTTATTGCCGCTCATATTGTGCAAAAACAGTGCGCCTGTACGGTTGCCAGCAATAGAACCCCAAGTTGTAGAAAAACCGTTGGTGGAGCTATGTGGGTTACCGTTAGCGCTAAAAGTTTGTCCGGTTCTGGAAAAGTAGCCAGAAGTTGTAGGTGAACCGCCCGTGCCAATTTGAATCAGCATGTACTCGGTTCCGTTGGTACTAACTTGATCAAGCAGTATTGTTATACGCCTAACACCAGGCGGGATGCTGGTAAAGTCAATGGCCGTACCGCTTGTAGAAGCTTCTTCAGTTTCACGGGTTAGGTTGCTAGCGCTAACCGTCTGCCAACTCAGCACACCGTTACCGTCAGTTTTTAACAACTGACCAGCAGTACCGTCGGTTGCAGGGATAGCAAAAGCATCAGCTGCTCCAGGTTTTTGAATATAAGTTGTTTGTAAAGTACTCATTCTTCACCTCCTGGATACGGGAAACGTGCTTTGATTTCAGCGACCTTTGCGGTCCATTCGTCGGTGGTAGCTTCACCTCGTTGTGCTTTGAAGAAGAGAGGGTCGGCTTCTTGAAGATAAGCAGCAGCTCGATAAGCTCGTGCAGTATTATAATCAGTAGCCATAATTAAACCTCATAATAAACGGCAAATTCACCAGTATCGAATGTACCGGAATTAACGTGCAACCTTATTCGGTCAACAACGTAGCCAGCGGCTAGTTGTACATTACCTGAAAAGGTGTAAATGTATCCAGAGCCACTGTTGTAACCAACACCGCTCCAAACCCAACGTCTATCGTCAAGCAGTTGACACCGAATAGAACCAGTAAGATTTAGGCTGGTGTCAGCGTTTTGAACAACAATGCCGCCAGTATCATTGTAGATACCGTTAGCACCCCCAGAACCCATCCATCCGCCACGAGCGTCGTAACCAGACGTAGTAAAGGTTCCGTCAGATTTGCCGAATTGGAATAGAGGACTGGTTGCTGCAGAAGTGTTGAGATCGTAAAAAACAAGGGTAAATATTTTTACTCCTGATGGAATACCTGTAGTTACGTCGTTTTGATCACCAGCTACTGAAACAGAAGCTAACTTGTTAGTATTAGTATCAGCAACCGTCTGCCAACTCAGCGCACCACTACCATTCGTCTGCAGGTATTGACCGCTAGTACCACCACCATCGGGTAGGGTCAGCGTATGACTGCCAGCATCTGCTGGTACTTCTAGCTCAACGTAGCCAGAGCTACTTCCATTAAGTCTAAGTGCCATAGTTAACCTCCATAAGGACTATCGCCAAGGAGGTCAGCATCCCAGGCTTGTTTCAATTCTTCAGGGGTAGTTGCTGCTTCAATGTTAGCCGCAGCAGGAGCATCTCGAAGAGCTTGTTTAGCTGCAACGATTGCAGCAGTATCAGCTCCAGTTTCTAAGGCACGTTGGAACTCAACGTCCTTAGCTGCGAGCTTAGGGTTTCGTGCTTGACGCACTTTGTCGCGGTGAATATCACGCGCTTTGGTCATGTTGATGTTGATCATTCGGATGCCTCCTCAGCAGGTTGATTAGCGGCAAACCAGGCATCAGCGCCAATGCCGTAGCCGTCAGGGTTGCTGAAGTCAGCCTCCCAAGCGCCACGGAAGGAACGATCAGAAGGGATTACGTCGTCTTCGACAATCAGGTAAGGCGTACCAGCGGGTACATCCTTTTGGCAAACGTCTTCAAATGGAAATTTGCTTGAAGGATGGATGACTGAAACTCCTCCGTCTGAATTTGGATAAATAATTTTTGCCATGGTTGGTTCTTAGCGAATAATTGCGAGGCTAATTTCGTTTACGTCAACATTAGCAAAATCGCCGCCATTTTTGGAAACCCTAAATTGTAGTTGTGTAGTAGTTTTGGAAAACATACTGCCTGTTGGACCATCTTGGCCCAAGGTGAGGACTGTGCCAGCGTAAGAGTCATTGCAAATACCCATGATCGGACAATAGTTAGCGTCCGGCATAGTGGTGCTAAAACTTATTCTGAACTTGCCTGTATCGACATCAGTAAGACTACTTATGCCGCCGTCCTCTTTAATTGCAGCGGTCCCAGTACCGTCAAAGTTCACCCACGCTCTTACGCCGTAAGCCGTAGCAACACTGCCAAAGCCGGAGTTAAAGCGAAGGTCGCCGTCGTGGGTAAAACGTCCGACTTCTTGCAAGGTGCCGCCACTTGCAGTACTGAAAAACATATATGCGTCATTTTCTGCGCTATGCCTAGCCGCACCAATCAACGCGTTGTTGTTGCCAGCCGAACTTTGCCAAACAATAGAACCGTAATCGTCTGTATTTGCAGCTGTATTTGACCGTTGAACTAGCAACTTTGCGTTGCCACCAGACTTTGCAATGTGCAGCAAAGCAGAGGGGCTGGTGGTCCCTATGCCTAGCCTCCCGCTGCTATCAACCGTCGCCCGAGTTGTGCCGCCCGTATCAAGGTTGATTGTGTCAGTACCAAAGGTAATCTTGGTATCAGTGTCGCCGCTGTGTTGCAGTTCACCACCAAGAACAATGTTCCCACTAACAGTCCCACCACTAAGCGGAAGGAACGCATTAGAGTTAATAGTAGTTTTCCACTTAGTTTCAGCGGAGTTGTAGGTGTAAGTTACACCGTCTACAACGTGTGTGTCGCCATTAGAAGGTGACGAAGGAAAGTTAATAGCTGCCATAATTAAGGTTTAGGATACTTAGCTTTGACAGCAGCACACGCTTGGTAGTACTCGTCAAGTTTGGTGTTATCGCCTTGGTTCGACCAGTACAAGGCGTCAGCTAGATCGGCAAGAGACGGGTATTCCGGTTGGCGATCACGTTGGTATTGGGTAGCAGCAGCTTCGGCTGCAAGTTCTGCGGCTGCAGCATCGACAAGAGCTTGGTCTAGTTCGATCTTGTTGCCGTCGGCGTCGAAGGCTCCAGTGCTGTCGTCAATGCGGACAACAGTACCGCTGTAAGCTCTGTAAATTGCGTCGTGATTAAACATCAGCCTGCCACCTCCATAAGAATAATGTGGCTGGCTGCTCGATTATGGATAGTGTCAGTGTTGTTAGTATCGGAACTTGAGCGGTGCAAATACCACGTCTCACCAGCCTGTCCGCTCCACTGGATTTTGTAAGTAGTGGCCGAAGTCGTAGACGGCGAGTCTAGATACTGATAAGCACTGGAGCCACCATAGTTAGCGTCATTGGTGTCAAATATGACAAAGTTAGATTGCAATCTAGTCCCTGCAGCGTCGCCAACACCAATAGCGGTTGCACCTCTTAAAATTCTAAAGGGGGACATCCGAAAATTAGAGGTGTTGGACACTACTCGCCCAATGCTAACCATCACAAGAACTTTATTTGATGCTGAGGCTGGAGTGATAGATGCACTTAACCCTAAATCAACAAAAGAGTCTATACTGGCAGTTGATGTAGTGTCGGTTTTTGAAGCTTGAACAACTTGCAAAATCTTCCCACCAGTACCAGACGGCAACGTGACCGTCTTACCAGTCAGATCCAGCGTAGACGCCAGATCCGCTTGAGTAACACTTCCATCAGGCAAACCACCTGCACTAATTCCGGTAATCGTTCCGGTTCCGTTAATAGTAATAGCCATAATTAAACAATAACCCAGGATTGACCAGAAGGAACAGTAACGGTGACGCCACTGTTAATAGTGATAGGACCAGCAGACAATGCGTTCTTACCAGTCTGCAACGTGTAGTTAGTAGTTACAGCGTTGTCATTCTCAAAGAACACTTCGTCAGTACCGCCACCAGCTGCTGCCTTAGGCGGAGTAGAGGGGACAAGAGGAACCCACTGGTTAGACGTGCCATCTTCGTAGTAGATGTAAGCGTTACCCTCTTCGCTGTCCCAATAGGTGTCGCCACCAGAGGGAGATGCAGGAGGAGTCGTAGAGACTTCAAAACCGCCACCACCGCCGATAGCACCCCAAGCACCAGAAGCATAGCCTTCAAATGCACCGTCAGTAGTGTTGTAACGGAACATACCGTTAACACCAGTAGGACGATCACCGGTTGCACCGGAGGGAATGTTAGCAGCACCAGTAGCAGAAGTTTGGTCTACAAAACCAGTGTCAACGTAGTTCTTAGTAGCAGCATCCTGTGCAGAACTAGGATCGCTAACACTGCTAATACGATTACTATTTGCACTAATAAGTCCGGTTGAAGCAATTGACAGCCTTGTCGAACCATTAGTAGTAATAGCTAGCTGATCTTCTCCAGGAGAATAAATACCGGTGTCTTGATTAGTAGCACCCCAAGCAAGAGTAGGGTCTGTTTCTGTACCGTTTTCTAGGATAACCTGACCTCCAAGCACTGAATTACCAGTGACCCCAAAATCACCAGTAACAGCTGTAGGTGCGCTTAAATCAATTACACCAGTACCGCCAGGATTAATAACAATATTACCGTTACCGGTGCTTACAATTTCATTACCGTTTACGTCAAGGTTACCGCCAAGCTGCGGAGTCGTATCAGAAGCAACGTCAAAAGCAATAGAACCACTTGGAATAGTAACATAGCCAAGTTCTTGATCTACTTCAAAAAAGTCACCAACCTTAAACTTACCGTTGTGGTCGGTAGTAGCAGTCCAAACTTTACCGTTGTTAAGTTCAACAACTTGGTTAGCTTCAACAGGCACGCCACCGTTTTCAGGTAATGCAGTATAGTCAGTACCAGAACCGACGTACTCCATTGTATGACCGCTAGAAGCGATCTGAGAACGCAGGTAGAAGTCAATATCAATCGGAGCAGTTACATCTCCATTAATACCAAGGTTGTTGCTACGGTCAGTTGGATCAGGACGACTAATAGTAACATCCCATCCAGCACCATTTGCAGTAGCAGACAGAATCGAATAGAACGTACCATTCACGTCAACAAGCATATTGCTTTGCGGACGGGTAGCAGTACCATGCCACGAAGCATCAGCAGTAGGCGCACCAATGGTAAAGGTAATGTCACCGCTGGTAATGTTAGTGCTTAGAGAAGCACTGAAAATTGCCGTAGTAGAACGACCATCAGCAACAAGTGCTTGCGTACCAAAGTCAGTAGTAGAAGCAGCCAGGTTAGCCTGACCACCATTCAGACACTTAATGTGATAACGGTTGAAAAAGGCGTAGCTAGAAGTACACTGAGCATAACCGTTGTTAGTAACAAGGATGCCAGGACCGTTGAGACCAACGTGGGTGTAGCTATCGCAGACCATAGACCGCAGGGGGCTATTGTCATGAGGAGTAGCACCGTTGATAAGCAGACCACCACCAGTAGGCAGCGAATCCGTGTCACCAGCAATACCACCACGAGGACGGTGTGCCCTCAGGTCGTTGTTATCAATCTCACTGTCGGAGAAGTTAGTACAATTTTGAATGTACGGAGACTTACTAATAAACGCATTATTGTAGAACGCGAAGTTCCAACCCTGATCAGCAGGAAGAACTGCGTCATCAACGTTAGTACCAGTAGTACCAGCTTTAACACCAGTCAGCGTCAAGCTGCTGATATAAGAACCGCTGTTCAATTCAAACAGGGTGTTGGTTTCGGTTGCAGGAGTCGGATGAACAATACAGCTACGCAGCGCTTGACCGATAATAGAAACATTACGGCGCTTAATCTGCATAGGAGCAGTTTCACGGTAGACACCAGCAGATACAATAATGATCTGTCCGTCACCATCACCGCCTAC